CTCTTCTTCTCTTTTTGACGAAGATGGGGAAGTAAAAAATGAACATTTAGAAAATTATGAAGGAATTCTGAAGCATCATGGCTTTACGCAATATCATGATAGTCCTAATAAAACAAGTTATAAAAATGGAGATCAGAAAGTATTTCTAGATAAGAATATGAATACTGGCGAAGTATCAACTTGGTCTCATCATGTCCCAAGTCAACAACAATCAAATATGTATTTCAGAAAACTAGGAATGATGGCTGATACTCTTCATGATTCTCTTCTGAAACATAAAGGAAAGAAATTTATATAATTTTAGATATGCCTAATAAAGATACTTTTACTTACAGAGGAAATGTAAATCTCAAACGTCCCGGCACGAAAATTGCTTGGACAAATGAAATGATTTCTGAATGGATGAAATGTAAAGAAGATATTTTTTACTTCATTGAAAAATATTATAAAATCGTAACTGAAGATGGATTAGTCACAATGATTCCTCGTGACTATCAAGTAGAGCTAATTGAATCTATGAGAGATAATAGATTCACTTTGGCGGTAATGAGCAGACAGTGCGGCAAAAGTGAGGCATGTAGAGCTTTTCTTCTTCATTACATTTTATTCAATGATTTCAAGACAGTAGCTATCGTTGCTGACAAAGCCCCTACTGCTCTGGAAATTCTTTCTAAGCTTCAGCTATCATATCAGAATCTTCCTATGTGGCTTCAGCACGGTATTATCGAATTTAATAAAGGATCATTTGTTCTAGAAAATAATTCAAGAATTATCGCGACAGCTACTTCAGATAATTCTCTTCGTGGATTTACTATTCATGTTCTGATGGTGGATGAGGCGGCGCACGTTGAACATTGGGATGATTTTTATTCTGCTATTAGACCCACAATTTCTGCCGGTAAAGAAACTAAAATTGTATTGATTAGTACGCCGAGGGGTATGAATCATTTTTATAATTTCTATGCAGGATCATCTATAGGTTCTTGGAAAAACAAAAATGGATTTCATGGGATATTTGTTCCTTGGTGGCATGTTCCCGGTAGAGACGAAAATTGGGCTTCCACCGAACTGGCTTCTATGAATTTTGATCAAGAAAGATTCGATAGAGAATATGCTTGTACATTCGTTGGTTCTTCTGGCACCTTAATATCTGGTCCTACTTTGCGAAAATTAAAAGAAGAAATAGAAAAGATCGAACCTAAATCAATTTTCGATGATGGATTACTCAGAATGTATGATTATCCTGTCAAAGAAGAATTAAGTTATGATGAAATTTCCAGACAACAAATCATGAAAGTCAAACCTCATATCTATGCTATTACTGCTGACGTATCGCGAGGAAAGAAACTAGACTATTCAGGATTTTCGGTCTTCGACATCACAGAAAAGCCATTTGTTCAGGTAGCAACTTATAGAAATAATGAAATCACTCCTGCCGACTATTCGGACGTGATTCATAAGATTGCCACGTTATATAATAATGCCTATGTTCTCTGTGAAATTAATGATATCGGAGAGCAAGTTGGAACTGATTTGATGGAGAATAAGGAATATGAAATGGTCATCTGCTCAAAAGGCAATGGCAGAGCGGGCAAGGCTTTCTCTCTAGGGGGTGTGAAGGTTGATAAGGGGCTTCGGACCACCATAGCCTCAAAGAAGTCAGGATGCCTACTCCTGAAGCTCCTAATCGAGCAGGATAAGCTTAAGATCAATGACGCTTGGACCCTGAACGAACTTCTGACCTTTGTAAAGCAGAAAAACAATTCCTATGCTGCCGAGGAAGGCAAGCATGACGATATGGTCATGACTCTTGTGCTATTTGCTTATTTCTCTGATTCTAAATTCTTCGAAGAACTTGTAGAACAGAATACAATTTCTACTATTTCAGAAAGAAATCTAGACGACATGGTAAAGAATCTTCTTCCGTTCGGATATATTCAACAGCAAGTTATAGACGAGAAAGATTGGATGTTCCGAATAGGAAAACAGGATTATAAGGAAATGTTTCTTCCTTGGAATAATGGCTTTCAAACGAGCAATGTGGAAGTTCTTACTCTTCCGAATTTTTAGTAATGTTAAATCTTGTAATCCTTCCGAAATATCAAGTTTTTATTTCAAAATCCCCCTTTGATAAATAATTTCAAAAATTATCTTGAAAGAGGAGAAGAGACTTGTTTAATGTAAGTCCCGGAGTCAGCACTACAGAAACATCAGTTGGACAGGTTGTTCAGGCCGTTGGAACAACGACTGGCGCTCTTGCTGGTTACTTTTCATGGGGGCCGGTATTCTCCCCGCAACTTATTTCTTCAGCCAACAATATGGCTAAGGTATTCTATACTCCTACTAATTGGAATTATGAGACATGGTTTTCTGGTTCTAACTTCCTTGATTATGGAAGTGCGTTGTGGGTCGCCAGAACAGCTAATTGCACTCCTAATACGACAGGAGCTAATCTAGCTGCCAATGCTTCAAGTCAGTTCCCGAACAATTCATTCAATGCTATTGCAGTTCCATTTCAGGGATATCTAAACGGAAACACTCCTAATGCTGCTGTTGTATTGTCTTCGATTGTTCTGAATTCTTCAGACTTCTCAGCAAAGTATGCAAACGGTTATTTCAATACAAATTCTGTAGCTATTGCTAAATATCCGGGGGCTCCGGGAAATTCTCTGAGAGTCGGACTTTGCATGTCGCCTACACAGTTTAACACTCCTAATCTTCAGCTTTCAGGAACAATTTCTGGTGGAACTGCAAATGGCAACTCTTTCATTGGTTCTATTACATTCGTTCCCGGAAGCAACACGGCTAATCTGATTTTCACGTCTACAGCCGGATCAAACGTTGCCGCTGGTAACTCTTATGCTAATAACTTCATTGCAAGCTTCTTTGCTCGTGGAGACATTCTGAATGTCAACACAGGCAACAGAATTCAGCCTACTCAGGCTCTTCAACTTACAAATATTGGAGTGGCTACAACTAATACTACAAACACTGTCGTTAAGCTGAGCTTCTCTCAGAAGTATTCTGGCTCTCAGAATATCTCTTCGAACGCTGTCAGCCGTCAGTGGCAATATGCTCAGTTCTTCTCTGTGCCTAATACTTGGATTAGCACATGGCAGGGTCAGTCATCTTCTCCTAATACTCAGGATATTGTTCTTGGTATTGTGGTTGACGAAGACGGAGCTTTCACAGGAACTCCTAACACAATTCTTGAAACCTATAATGGACTGTCAAGAGCTACCGATGCTGTTGATTCTCAGGGGAATCCTCTCTTCTATAGAAACGTGATTAACCAGAATTCATCTTACATTTGGTTGGTAAATGATCTTCCAAATGCTCCTTCTAACACGGCTGCTCAGCTTGTGAATGCAAACAACGGATCAACTCCTTGGGATGCTTCTCTTCAGTGCGGTCAGGATGGGGCTCAGGGCGAAGCTAATGCCAATCTTGGCGATCTGATGAACGGATGGCAGCTTTTCTCAGGAAGAGATAATTATTCCATTAATCTTGTTGTTTCTGGAAAGCCTGTTGGTGGCTCTGCTCAAGCAGGAATCAATGGAACGACTTATAATAACTTCTTCATGGCCGACTGGCTTATCAATAATCTCGGAGAGACAAGAAGAGATTGTGTTGTCTTCTTCTCACCTGATAAGAATATCGTTGTGAACAATATTGGTAACGAAGTTACAGACGTTCCTAATTGGGCCTCTCTTGTGACTCCATCAACCTATGCTGTTATGGACACCGGATATAAGTATATGTTCGATAAGTATAACAACACATGGCGTTGGGTTCCTCTAAACGGAGACGTGGCCGGAACTTGCGTATTCACTGATGCCGTGGCTTATCCTTGGTATTCTCCCGCTGGTCCAAATAGAGGAATGATCAAAAATGTGACCAAGCTTGGATGGAATCCTCAGCAGGATGAAAGAGATATTATCTATCCTCTTTCAATTAATCCAGTTTGCTCGATCAAGGGTCTCGGAACTCTCCTTTATGGAGACCGTACATTTACTCAGCAAACTTCTGACTTCAGAAGCATCAACATTCGTCGTCTATTCCTCTATATGGAAACTGCCATTGCTGCTGCTGCTCGTTATACGCTCTTTGAACTGAATGATATCTTCACACAGAATCAGTTCACAAATATGGTTGAGCCATTCTTACAGGGAATTGCTTCAGCTAGAGGTATCGAGGAAGACTTTGCTGTTATCTGTAACGGAAACAACAATCCTCCTGCCGTGGTCGATGCTGGTGAATTCCTTTGCGCTGTGCTGGTTCGTCCTCTTCATAGCATCAACTTTATCAGAATCGACTTCTTCTCTGTCGGAGGAGCGATTTCGTTCTCTGCGGTTGCTGTGCCTTCTGCTTAATAATAAGAAACCTGATCAACAGGTCAAATTAAAAGGCTCCTCTTGGGAGCCTTTTTTTACGTTTATAGAAAATTTATATTTTCTATCATGTTCCACTGTTTAAGTTCTTCTCGGACTTCCATAAGACATTCGCCAAGAAAATTTTTCCCTTCCAATTTTTCTCGTCCAGAATAGCATCATTAGTTTAAAGGACGAGTTTTCATTTCTTTAGACCTTTCCATTTGATAAATAATTTCAAAAATAAGATTACATCTTGACAGATTATTTGTCAACAAGAGAGGGATATCACATTGGCTTCAAGTGCATTCGACATCAACAGTTTTCTCCAAAACGGGTTAGTTTATGGAGGAGCAAGACCTTCAAAGTTTAATGTTATTGCCGCCGTTCCGCCTGCTATTGTTCTGCCGAATTTCGTTCAGAAACTTGTCTTCACGGCATCTTCTGCTTCTATTCCAGCTTTTAATTTAGGAGCTATTCCTCTTCCCTATTTCGGGCGTAAGGTAAAGACGGCTGGTGACAGAACATGGGATGACTGGCAGATGACAGTCATGCTCGATGAAGATTATATTACCAGAGGCGGGTTTGAGGTTCGGAACAACTCAATCAATTCTCTTGTAACAAACGTCATGTCTCCATCTAATGATAACGATACAGGAATCGTTCCTTCTCCGGGAAATGTCAATGCTGGCATAGGAGGAGCCATTTCTGGGATTGGAGGAAATGTATCAGAATTCGGAGAACCTTACAAGTCTAACTGGACAATCAATCATTATGCCAAGGATGGATCAGACGACATCATTCGTCAGTATACTCTTCTTGGAGCATGGCCTAGAGTCATCGGTCCTATTGAATTGGGATGGGATATGGTAGATAGAATAGCACAATTTACGGTTCTTGTTTCTTATGATGCTTGTGTTCCGACCGAAGAAAATACCTCACCTAAGACTGCTGCTACACCTTCCTATGAAGCGTGGGTATAAATACTTCTAAAATTTAGGAGTATTCACAATTCCTTTTCCTTATGGTCTAGACAGAATATTCGGGTTCAAATTTCAAAGATTTGAACCCGAATATTTAAAACGCGAACCGATTGCCAATGACGCTATCAGCATTATTGATCGTGACTCAGAATCAACTGCGGCCTCTATTGCCTCTACCACAACTGCTACCGGAATCTTTATTGATGTTCAGGGAACAGTAAAGACAGAAGCAGAACTTGTCACCAAATATCGAGATATGGTCTCTCATCCCGAAGTCGATAATGCCGTGGATGAGATTGTCAATGAGGCAATATGCACAGAAGATGATTTTCAAGTCAAGATTGATCTTTCTAAACTCGATGGTCTCCTAGATGACAAATCAAGAGAAATTATTCAGCAAGAACATAATGTAGCACTTCAACTTCTAGATTACAAAGCCAAATGCTATCACATTTTTCGTAGATGGTATATCGATGGGAGAGTCTATTATCATGCTGTGATTGACGATAAAGCTCCTCAGGAGGGCATCAAGGAGCTTCGATATATTGACCCTCGTAAGATACGAGAAGTCAAGGAAATGAAGCCCAAGAGCCTTGGAGTGGGTGCTACAACGATGAATCAGCCTGCCACGATCCAGATCACGGCAGCGAATTATTATCTCTATAATGAAATGGGATTTTCTACGGTTGCCCGAGGACAGCTTCAATCTTCAGGACCACTTTCCTCATCTTCGATCAAGGTTTCTAAAGATTCAATAGTCCATGTTCCATCAGGACTTACTGATACGTCTGGAACTATCGGATTAGGTTTCATGCATAAAGCTATGAGAATTCTGACTCAGCTTAAGACTATGGAAGATTCTCTTATCATTTACAGATTAGCTAGGGCTCCTGAAAGACGTGTTTGGTATATCTATGTCGGTAATCTTCCCAGAGTGAAGGCTGATCAGGTCATTCAAAATGTGATGACCATGCAGAAGAATAGATTGGTTTATGATTCGACCACAGGAGCCGTTCAAGACTCTCGTAAATTCATGACAATGCTTGAAGACTACTGGCTCCCCGTACAGGCTGATGGTCAGGGGACGAAAGTTGATGCTCTTCCCGGAGGAAAGACTCTAGGAGAAATTGAAGATATTAATTATTTTCAGCAACTTCTATTCAACTCTCTGAATGTTCCTATTTCCAGATTACAAGATGACGCTAATCCATTTAATACTGGACAGCCTGAAGAAATCAATAGAGCAGAAGTTAAATTCAACAAATTTATCAAGAGATTACAGAATCAATTTTCTAATCTTTTCAGAGATGTTCTGAAGAAGAATCTCATTCTGAAGGGACTTATGAGTCTAGAAGAATTCGATGCTATTGAAAAGCTTATTGATTATGAATTTGCTATTGATAACCACTTCGCTGAACTGAAGGATCAGGCTATCACAAAAGCTCGTTGTGAAGCCTATATGGCTATGATGGAAACAGGAATTATCGGGAAATATTATTCTGATACTTGGGTTCGAAGAAATATCTTCCAACAGACTGAAGAAGATATTAAAAAAGAAACTATGCAGATTATTGAAGACCTTCAGAATCCTCTTTATCAACAACCAATGCCGGGGGAAGAACAGCAATCAGATCAGCAGCAAGAACAACAGCCTGAACAGGAAATGGAAGCTCCTCCTGAAATGCCTGCTCCTACGAATCAGGATAGGGCTCAACTTGCCATGAAGGCCATTGGGTTGATTAACAAAGATCATCGTGGTGGACATGACAATAGACTTGCTCGTCAGGCTGCTACTCTTGCCATGAAGTCAAATCCTGAAGATAGAGCCAAGCAGAATCTATCTAAAACCAAGGCTAATACCGAAGATAAAGAATTGAAAAATCCACAAAAACAAGAACAGAATAAATAAAATTAAAGAATTCTAAGGAGAATAAATTGGCTACTTCTAAAGTAAATGAAATTTCTAATGAAAAGCTTCAGGCTTATATTGACAAAGCCAAAGTAGGTCTGGCTGGATATGGCGAAGGTGGAGTTTTCAAGAGAAATAGATATCAAGGCATTGATGATGCGACAGATATTATCAAAAATCGTAAGCATCCTATCACCAATCCCAAAATTCATGATCTTCGTCATATGAGTCATGGAGAGGCTTATAATCATACTCAAGTATCAGATCATATTAAAGACGGAGATATTCTACACGTTAAAGGCGGCGCAGGACTCATGTATAAAGCTTGGCCTGTAATGGTCAAAGGCGAGTCTGATGCTTTTCATCATATTAAAGATGGAGCCAATTGGGATAGTTTCAGTCATGGTAGATATAAGAAAGCAGCAGAATTAGCCAGGAGACTAAAAGACGACGAAGATAACCATCATGTAGAGGAATCAGAAATGGAATAATTCAATCCAGATAAAGTAGCATTCTACGAGATGCTTGATGATGTCATGAATAAGAATATTCTTGGATTTCAGGAGAAGTTCAATGAAGTTCTTGTGGGAAGACTTTCTGATGCTGTAGAAAATTTCAAGTCTAATCTGACCAATCACGTCTTTAATGGAGAGACAAGAGAAATCACTCCTGCTGTTCTTGAAAAGTATATGAAGAAAAATCGTGATGACGACGATTATCGTGGCAAAGACAAGAAACGTGATCAGGAAAGAAACAATAAGCGTAAAGAGAAGGCTGCGGCTCGTAATGTAGACGAGAGACGCCATTTCGATTACGAAGACGAAGATGATGATCGTCGCAAGGACAAAGAACGCACGAAAGAGCGTAAGGAGAAGCGTAAGGAAAAAAATGCCATCCATGCCTCTATCCATAAAGAAGATACAACTGGAATCGAAGACGAAGGAACTCTTCTTGGCCGTGAAGAAGGTCTAAATCTCGCTCAGGAAGATCATTGGATTCAGGGAGCTATTAAGCATCCGGGAGCCCTTCATAGAGAGCTAGGAGTTCCTGCTGGAAAGAAAATTCCTGCAAAGAAGCTCAAGGCTGCTGAACATAGTTCTAATCCTCTTGAAAGAAAGAGAGCAGACTTGGCAGCAACTCTAAAGCATATGCATCACTAAAAGGAAGAGACTTAATTGGCAAAGGTAACACAAAACGACCTTCATTTATATCCTAGACCTTCTGGTGAACAGAATTTCTATGCAAAGCATCGTTGGGTAACTCCTAATGATCAATTCCTTCTGCCTGATAATGGGGTCTTTAAAATTGCCACGAAGGTCTTCAATCGTGGCAAAAATAGATTCGGTTATGATACTCTTCAGTCTATTAAGAAAATGGACAATAAAGTTTTCCCCAGAGGATTTTCTATTGGCGAAGCTGAAGATGAAGTAAGAGTTCGTCACAAACCTCGTAAGGATTGGACTAGGCATAATATTCATTCTTATTCTCGTAAACATATGATCAGAATCATGAAAATTCTTGGTTTAGATAAGTATTCTAAACCTGAGAGAGGATTTGCTCTAGAAAACCTCATCGAACTTTCTGAACATCTTGCTGCTGATGCTTCTGTCAAAGATTATATTGACGACTTCCAAGGATCAAAGAATTCTAAGTTCGCTGGGAAATCCCCTGAGAAGAGACGTAAGATGGCTATTGCTGCTTGGTACGCCAAGAATGAAGCTGTGGATGAAGGCGAGGTCGTTGACCTTACTTCACATCCGAAGTACAAGAATAAACGCCCTCTATATAAGATGCATGGAGAAAATTCTAGAAAAATTAATACTTTAGATTTTGCTCGTAGACATGGATATAAACTTTCTAAGCCTAAAGTTGTAGGAGAGTTAGAAATCACTGAAATTTCTAAAGGAAAGCTTTTTGATTATCTAAAGAAGTCTACTCCTTCCGTTCCAAGTGAAGATAGAAGAAAAGAAGGTAGAAATCTTGCCAAAGATAAACTTGGTTTCGGTACTCATCGTCCTAAAGTTCGTGCTGAGTCAGAAGACCTTGGAGATTATTCTTGCGCCCCTGAACAAACTGATCATGACGAAGATGATGTTAAGAAGCATTCTATTGAAGTTCTGAAGGCTCGAATAGCAGGAAGTAATAAGACATACAATGGAGAGGAAGTAGACGGCGAGGAAACTTGTCATTCTTTCAACTCTTCATCTCAAGAAGTCAACTCTCATAACGCTCGTAAACAGGAAGAAGATAAAGCTATTCCTGAAGGATTTTATAATAACGGTATTCGAGTCAATCCAAGAACTTATTCGGCTGGCAAAGCAAAGAAAGTTTCGAATTATCTTTCTAAACAAAAAGCTCAAATTGGTAAGGATATGAAGAATGGCGGGTAAAACTGGTAATACTTATCAACTTTCTGTGGGAACAACTCCTGTAGTTGTAGGAACAGTCGGAACACATGGTAATCGTGTTCTTCATCTGACTATTCTTTCTTCTGCATCGAATAGTATATTTTATGGCTTTTCCAATACAGTATCATCAACTAACGGAGCTATTCTCAAGAATACAAATTCTTATGACGTTACTATTGAGACAGCCGCTAATGTTTATGCTGTTTCTGCTGCTGGAAACGTTGTAATTTCTGTTGCGGAGGTCATAGGTTAGAACATACAACTCTGTCCATCACTGGTCTATGTATCCTGAATCAGTCAAAACAATCAAAGATAAAATCAAATATAAAAGACAATTTCAAATTTGTTCAGACGAGACAAGACAAAAAAATGTCAGATGCTCGAAAAGGTCATGTAGTTACAGAAGAAACACAAAGAAAAATTGGAGCACGAAATTCTATATCATTAAAAGGAAAACGTTCCTTGGAACAAAGGCTGCTCAACCGACACAACTCATCTTTCAGAACATCAATTCAAAAAAGGCTTTGTTCCTTGAAATAAAGGTAAGAAATATAAGAGAAAATCAAAAGAATAAATAAATTAAAACAATTATAAAAGGCTGTACACAAAAAATGAAGTTTCTCAAAGAAATCTCAAATTCTTATATTATGGAAATGGTTACAGAAGGTGAAGGATCATCAAAGAAAGCCTATGTAAAAGGACTTTTTCTTGAATTCGATAATCCTAATCGTAATAACAGAATCTATCGTTCTGAATGGCATGATCCCACAGTAGAGAAATATATTCAAGAGAAAGTTAAGGGCGGAAATGCTTGGGGAGAACTCGATCACCCAGATTCTCCTACAATCAATCTGAAGAATGCTTGTTGGCGTATTATGGAAATGAATAAAGACAAGTCCAACTGGTACGGTAAGGCTATTCTCAGCACAGAAGGCATGGGAAGAGTTGTTGCTGGACTTCTTGATACAGGAGGAAAGGTTGGAACGTCTTCTCGTGGCATGGGATCGGTCAAGAGTCTGTCTGAAGGCTCAACACCTACTCTAGAAGTTCAGAAAGATTTTCGTCTTCTGACCGCTGGCGATGCTGTTTCTGATCCTTCTGCACATGGAGCATTCGTAGATGGAATTATGGAAAATGTTGAGTGGTATTTTAACGAATCAACAGGAAGTTGGATGGCCGAGAAGGCTACTGAAGTTCGACAAAAGATTAAGAAGATGTCCCTGACAGAAATTCAGGAAACCAAGTCTCATATGTTCATGAATTTTCTTAATGAACTGAAGAATTATAAATAATAAAAACAATTTAGGAGAAGACATTCTAATGGCAATTGTAATTAAAGATAAGAATGCAGGAATCGAAGGTCTGGTTACTCTTACGGGAGAAAACGAAGTAACTATTGATTGGGCCAACGATAAGGCTGATGTTCTTACTGTAGAAGATTTTCATAGTCTATCTGAGTCAGATGATTATGAAGTGGAAGAAATTGATGAGGACATGGGCGACGGACAGGCTCAGACGGATGCCATGCGTTCTATTCAGACTCATTCTTCTCCTGATAAGGAAAATGGCGGAAACGGTGGACAGGACGATGGTAATCCAAAGACTCGTTGGGATTACATGCGTTCGATGCTTGGTGGCCTAGCCACAATGGACATGAATACCCTTGCTCAGTGGAATGATCAGGTTCTTGCTCAGGTTGGTTCAGGTCAGTTCTCTGCTCCTACTGATGGTAATTGTGAAGGAAACAAGTCATCTATAGACATGAAACCTTCCAATGCCGAAGGAACCACAAAGAATAATCAGGCTCCTTATATGCCCGGTCTCGGAGAGAATGTTGTCCTTCAGCTTCAGAAAGAAGAACAGGATGCTGTCTTCGGAGAGGCTGGACTGACAGAAGAAGCCAAGATGAAGGTTACAACTCTTTTCGAATCAGTTGTGGCTATGCGACTTTCAGAAGAAGCCATCAAGCTCAAGGATCAGTTTGATAAGAAACTTGAAGAATCTCTCACAGAAATTACAGACAAGTTTGTCAATGCTCTTGATGAATACATGGATTTCTGTGTCGAAAAATTCATGGTCGAGAATCAGGTGGCTATTGAATCTTCCCTTAGATCAGAACTTGTTATGGATTTCGTTGACGGATTGAAGGGTCTCTTTACTGAACACTACATTGATATCCCTGAAGATAAGGTAAGTGTTGTTGAAGAACTTGCTGCTGAGAACGAAGCTCTCAAAGAAGACCTTAACGAAGCTGCAAATCAGGAAATCGAAAATAAGAAAATCCTCATTTCTCTTCAGAAGCAGCTTGATCTTGCAAATCTTTCCGAGGGATTGACTCTCGTTCAGAAGGACAAACTTCGTAAGGCAACTAACGAAACAATTTACGAATCAGCAGAAGACTTTGCTGCTAAGGTCAAAGTTATTAAGGAAGGATTGCTTGGTGTTGCTAAGGAATCCAACATTCTAAGCGAAGGCATTTCAGAGAATACTGAAGATAAAGTCGTATCTTCTGATCCTGCACTACAATTTGCTCTTTCAAAAATGGTCAAAAACTAATTTAATATAAATAATAACAAAAATAAACAAGGAGACTTAAGGAAACATGAGCCAGTCAATTAGAGAAAATCTTCTCGCTAAGTGGGCACCATTTGTCGATGCTGACAAGGCACCGGGCGGGGAAAGCCTTCCGGCTATTACCGAAGCTCGTAGACGTAACGCTCTCGCTGTTACTCTTGAGAATGCCCTAGCTACTGGCGCTCTTAAGGAATCACGCAATATTCGTTCAGAGTTTGGTCTGCTTACCGAAGAAGCCCCAACTAACGTTATGGGTACGTCTTCTTCAACTACTGCGGCTGGTCCAATCGATATCTATGATCCTATTCTTATCTCCTTGATTCGTCGTACCATGCCTAACCTTATTGCTTATGATATTTGCGGCGTGCAGCCGATGACTGGTCCTACTGGACTTATCTTCGCTCTGCGTACTCGTTACGGTTCACAGGCTAACACTTCACCAGAAAACTTCTACAATGAAGTTAACACTGGTTGGTCAACTTGGCCGGGTGCTAATGGTTCATCTAACGGTAGCGTTGCTGGTTCACTTTCAGCCGGTTATGCTAACAACACAGTTCCGGGTGGTGCTAATGGCAACCTTGGAACAGTTCCGGGCGTCTCAAACAACGCTGGTAACTCAACTTATAACTATGCTGGTGGTGTTCCAACATCATTCGGTGAAGTTCTTGGATATTCAAACACTGTTATCCCAGAAATGGCTTTCAGCATTGACAAGACTACGGTTACTGCTAAGGAACGTGCCCTGAAGGCAGAATACTCAATCGAACTTGCACAGGATTTGAAGGCTGTTCATGGTCTTGACGCCGAGACAGAACTTACAAATCTTCTGTCAGCCGAAGTTCTTGCTGAAATCAACCGTGAAATTATCCGTACCATTGTGGTTACGGCTTCGGTTGGATGTCAGGTCGGAACGACAACTCCCGGCGTTTTCAATCTAGACACCGACTCAGACGGTCGTTGGCTGGTTGAGAAGTTCAAGGGTCTTCTATTCCGTATGGACCTTGAAGCTAACGCAATTGCCAAGAATACTCGTCGTGGTAAGGGTAATATCATCCTATGCTCGTCTAACGTAGCATCGGCTCTGATGGCAGCAGGAGTGCTTCAGTTTACTCCTAGACTGGATTCTAACAATCTGATGATCGATGACACTGGTAACACCTTTGTCGGCGTTCTGATGGGCCGTTATAAGGTCTACATCGATCCTTATACGACAGGTGACTATGTAGTCGTGGGATATCGTGGACCTTCAGCATTCGATGCTGGACTGTTCTATTGCCCTTACGTTCCGCTACAGTTGCTTAAGGCTATCGATCCTAGCTCATTACAGCCTAAGATCGGATTCAAGACTCGTTATGGAGTTGTGGCTAATCCGTTCGCACAGGGGCTCACAATGGGTTATGGAGCTATTACTCAGGACAGCAATCTGTTCTATAACAGATTCGTGGTTCAGAATCTTTCATAAGATTTAGGTTACATAAAATCTTACTAAAAAGGAGCTTTCGGGCTCCTTTTTTTTATGCGCGCATGTCTATAGAATATCTTCATTCTGTTCAATAATATTGGCTATTTCTTCAAAAGAAGATGTTGAATCATCATTAATACAAACTAAATCATTCTTACCAAATGTTCCGTTTCCACTTTTCATTCCTACCTTTTTTCTAACAAAATCAGGAAGAAAAGTTATAGCACATTCTTGTCCATATCTATAATAACGATCATTTAGAGCACTCGGCATCTTTCTTCCTTTAAGCCCTGCAACCTCACATAAAACCCCAAGGCAACAATATTCATCATCCTGTCGAAGACAATACCTTCCTTGTTTATACTTTCCGCTACGTAAAGCCTTAACCCACTTCTTGACCCAATATTTCTTCATCACAGAACCTCATAATTCTTTTCAATATAATCTGCAATATCATTAAATTTCACTCCATAATCATTCGCTATTGCTAATGAGCCATAAGTAGTGTTATTAATCAAAAGTCCCTGTCCATCTCGACGTGCGCCTCCTTTAGAATAAAACCCAAATTTTTCCATAATTTCAAAAGGAAGAAAAGAACTTTCTCCTAAAAATCTAGGAGTTCTCACGCCTTTAGCCTTCAATCCAGCCACTCGGCAGGCAACTCCTAAACAACAATTTCGATTACTCTTCTGAAGACTCCCCTTGGTCTGAAGATATTTGCCACTTCGAAGAGCAGCAACTAATTTGTCTGCCATTTCCTTATACATAAATTAATCTCCTTCTTTATCTCATTGAGATATCTTGGCGAAATTATGAAAATTTTGTCAAGATAAAATAAACGTTATAAAATTCCATCCCTCAAATCTTGAAGGACTTTATTCCAAGCCTTTTCAGCTTCCGAACGATTTTCAAAGTTGTGCCAAGCTCCGACTTGGCCTTCGTTTTTCGTGATCTGAATTTGAAATTTCCAAGGTAAAAATTCCTCAGACAAACGTTTAAAAGTCAGAACATCTCCGTTAAAAATTTTCAGTTCGAACCCCGGAACTAAAGGGGCCGGGTCACCGGGAATTTTATCTTTAGGCCATCGAAATTTCATTGCTCAAACTCTCCTTTTAGGAGAGAACATAAACACAATTTCAAAATATGTCAAGGAATTTTTGAGGCTCTAGCCAATGCTTCAGACAGAAATTTTATGTGAGCCTCATAAGCTTTCACCGCTGATGCAATCTCAGGATACATAGACGTTTTCAGCTTAGTATCCTCCAAATTCAGATAGAATTGAATGGAGGACAAAGATTCTTCTGCCCTTCTACGTGCTTTCTTACTTTTACGGATACGTCTCGCAAAAATCTCGATTGCTCGATCTTCAGTAGTACCCATGAGAACTTCTCACAAAAAGAGACAGGCATAATCGCCTGCCTCCATACTTTAGTCGAAGTCAGCGATAATTAAAAGCTGAAATCGTGGTACTTGTCACGTTCACCCAGACGGAGCCCATATCCATTGATCTTATTCCACCGTTGAGTCATGGGGTTCCACTGAACTTCCTCCCAGACACCGTTCTTTGCCTTACGGAAATGAAAACAGCGTCCAACCGGATTGTCGTGATACTCGTATTCCTGAATTTCGCTCATGCCGTTTTTGTCGGTTCGAACTGCTACGTCTTCTCGAACCGATACCATCTTGGAAAGATTGAAGACGCCGGTCACTGTGGCAGGATACCGATCAGTACCAGCTAGAACCGTGGCACCCATCCCGATCTTCGACTCAGGCTCTCCCTTGAGAGCAATGGAGTACATAAAATTCGTCAGAGAGCCAGTTTGCGTTCCGAGTTTCATTTCAAACCTCCTGCGTTCGTTTGATGTTGACATCCTAAACCTTGTTCTTATGATTGTCAAGAGAAAAAATTATGAAAATATCATTGACATATTTTGAAATTATGATAAGGATA